TTTGCGTTCTGCTGGAACGCAATAAGCTGTCTTGGCGCAGTCGGTAGCGCGTCGCCTTGGTAAGGCGGAGGTCGGGGGTTCAAGTCCCCTAGACAGCTTTGAACCTTTCCCTGGAAACGCCCGTGAATGCGGTGTTTCCGGGGTTTTTCTTTTGCGAAAATTCCAAAAGGGGGCAAAAAGGGGGCAGGCTATAAAATTTTCAATTCTTTCAACTGCTCATTTCGTTTACTTTCCAACTTCTGCGTAACGTGTAAATAAATTTCTCTTGTGACCTTACTGTCATTATGTCCAAGTCTTTTTGAGATGCTGTCGATATCAATTCCCTGTTCCATAAGCAGACTTGCGTGTGTATGTCTTAGCGTGTGTGGTGTGATGCTTCTACCGATAGCTTTCATAGAATTTTCCTTGAGGTATTTGCTGTAAGCGAAGTGGTCAATGTGCTCACGAACTGTACCAGTGAACAATAGGTTGCTAAACTGTATCACATTGTCGTTCTGAGCCATTCTTAGTGCCTTTCTACAGACTTTTGCCAGTTCGTCTTGAATATATACGTCTCGGATAGAAAAGTCCGTCTTTGGGGTTGTTACGATATCATTGTTGACATCATAGGTTTTCGTGACATGGATCACACGCTTTCTCAAATCAACATCTGATTTCTCAAGCGCAGCAGCTTCACCGAATCGAAGACCAGACAGGACGAGGAATTCTGTTAGCACTTTCCATTTTTCCACTTTCATCTCATCAAGCAACAATTCTGCTTCGCTTGACTCAAGAAATTTGTCTTCAATCTTCTTTCGGTGAGAAACATCTTTAAACCGTTCAATCTTGTCGAGATAGGAGATATCTTCGATGTAATCGTTGCGGTATCCCCATCTCAACAGAGCCTTGAGCCTTACCATCCATTCATTGAGCGTTCCAGGAGTTCTGCCGGTAGCAAGAAAACGTTCTCTGATATATCCCGCATTCAACTTCGATACAATGGTAGATGGTCCAAGAATCTTTGCAATAGACTTACATGCTCCACAGTTCCTGTTGTACGTCGACTGCTTGACTGTCCTCAGTTGTTCCGCATTGTATAGCTCTATGAGTTCCTTTAAGGTAAGGTCTTTCTTCTGCGTTGATGCTGTCTTTAATTCCTGATCAATGCGCTCTTGGAGTGTAGCAGCTGCCAACTTGCGATTCTTTGCAGTATTTTTTGGCATGGAAATTGAGACTCGTTTAACTTTTCCTGTCATTGGATCTGTGTAGCGTTCAATAAATTTAAATCCTGATTTTCTTTCTTCAACCCACATAATCATCTTCCTTTCTATATTTGAGTACAAAAATAACAGCCCCACAACAGAACAACAGTTCTGCTTGTATGACTGCCCCGAAGATGATACAATATTATTGCTTCATATAATCTGCACCGCTCTTCGGAGTTTGGTGTGTCAACCGTTCCTGCGCCAACAGGAGCGGTTTTATTTTATTTAATTATCCCTGTTTACAAATTCGCTACATACATCTCTCAACTCTGTATATAACTCATCTGTAAGTTCTTCACCGGCATATTGTCTTGCCAGTAGTTCTCTTCCATAAGCTCTCAATTCTGTATCGGATAAGGAAGAAAGTTTGTTGTCATAAACGTATTCTTTTATATTCATGGTTCCTCTCATGCAAATGAACCTTGTTCCAAACACCGCAAATTAACTATTTACTGTAAACAAACTGAATATCTTTTGATGACCAGAAATCAGGAGCAACGCTAACCTCGAATTTCGAGAAAGTTGTAGGTACCTGATATGCAATCACACCGTTCATCTTCTTTCCAGCAGCAACACTTCCATCAAGCTGATTCTTTCCACTGGCTTCAGGTGCTTGAAGTCCAACAAGATCTTGTGTTAGTGAGTAATCATCGCAATAGGCTTCGAAATTCATTACGGAGCTGATGCTGATATCTTTTGATGAGTTGTTTGCAATCTCAAACTCAAGGATTAAGAACTCGTTTCCTTCGTCAGGGGTAGTATATTCACCGCCGGCAGATTCGGTGATGTTCACAAGTGTAATTTCAACATCATTGAGACTCACAGTATCTCCAACGTTAAATACAGTCTGTTCCGGTTCTGATTCATTCTTTGAAGCATCTTGCGTTGTGTCAGCAGAAGTGTCACTGTTTACCTTTTTAGGTCCGTCATCCTTTCCGCCAATAACAGAACCTATGATACCGAGTATAATAATTACGCCGATAACAATTAATACAGTTTTTAAACATCCACCTTTCTTTTTCATTCGTGTTTCCCTCTCTTTCTTTTAGTGATATAGCCTTGTTTGCTAAGCGCACCACACGCTTTATATAAATCCCTTCCGGGAGTTATATCCTTATTTTGTTAATTCATCATATTGGTCACGATTTTCCTTGTCATCTTCCTTTTTTAGCTTGTAATTCTGGCTCTTGATATTCCTAAGCATATCATCTTCAATCCGCTTTTGCCTAAACTTCCAATGCTGATCAATCTCACGCTGCATTTTATATTGTTCTCGGAGTTCTTTTCTTTCTTCTGCTGACAATTTGGTAATTTTAGGTTGCTGTAAAAAAGAATATCCGCACTCTGTACAAAAATTGTAATTCTTGTCTACTATTGCTCCACAAGAAGGACAACGTTTCTCTTTTTGAGGAATGTTTTGGGGCTGATGCGGAATTAGTGAAAAACCGCAAGAAGTACAGAAATTATAACCATTTTCCATTGTGGATCCGCAGAGAGGACAGACTGTCGTATCTCGCTTTGCTGTTTCATCTCTCTTCTGTACTATGTATCGAATCATCGGATACAGAAGAAGAATTCCCCATCCGATTAAAAGAAACAATGAATCCAGAAAGCTATCAGATGGTCTTGTAGGTATACTTATCACACAAAACCAAAGGATAAACCATCCAAAAAATATAGCAAGAGTTATATTCCTATAAAATGCAGAAGTGCGGATAACTTTCGGAGTTGGATGCATCTTTTTGTATAACGTCACCTGTTCTTTTTCTGTAGCTCTACGTTTCTTTCTTTCTTGCTTGTTAATAAGTTTCTGCTGTTTGTTTAGAAGTTTTTGTTTCTTCTTCCTGTTCTTTTTCGCAACCTTTTCATAATATCGTTGCCTAGACATCCGGATGCACATTCTTCTTATTAGATTAAACTGGCTAGGCCTCATATAATAACCTCGCAATTACAATTCTTTGAATTTCATAATCATTTCATTATATCCAGACAAGCGTGCTATTTGTTCTCTGGGCATTCCAGGATTCTCATAGATCAGTTCATCTGGTATCAACAGTTCTGCTGCAAAAGTATTCGCTTCAATTTCCATCTTGGAAGTCAGCAGAAGAGTCTTGTTTCTAATGAAATAACAATTTTCCTTTCGGTGCATAATCGAATGAGCAAGTTCGTGAGCCATGACAAGAGTTCTTTCATGTTCCTCTAAATCTTCGTTAAGGAAGATGCACTTATGGTTCTTGAGGAACATATAGCATCCAGCGCGGGATCCAAGTGGACCGGTCTGAACTTCAACATTCAGATATTCTGCAAGCCTAAAAGGGTTTCTAGTATCATACTTTTTGACGTAATAAGCAACTAAGTGCTTAAC